TAATAACTATTGGTGTATATGTGCTGGTGTTCCTATTGTCGGGTCGGGTCTAGTGATTAGTCCAGGCCTGATGCGACAGCCAGCACATCTGCCATACACACACAAGCAACGGAGATCTACCAGGTGAGGCTGGGATATGTCGGGTACTGCCATCTCGGGACAGCTCGGGTTTGGGGTTCCACTTTAAAAGAGTGCGAAGCACAAGCCCAAGACTTCATCCAAAGAATGCCCGGCTACCTGACCAGGAAAGGGTTGTTCATCTATGAATTAGGAAGCGAAAGAAAGTTTCATAAAAGAGTAGACAAAATGTAACCAATAGCTTAAAATGAATTATCTTTTAAACAAAACCAATAGGAGGTTATTATGAAGATAGAAATAAACTTATACGATGAGACTGGCGAAAGGGTCGTTGGCAAAGCCATAGAGACTGATTGTCAAAGTCTAATCATCAATGGTATGCACATCATACAAGGTGGTGGAGTTCATGCTGAGATGAGACAGCTAGAAGCTGATGAAATACCAGTGAGTGCTGAACAGTACACACTACAATAATAACTAATCGGAGAAAAGAAGGGACTTAATTGTCCCTTTTTTTATGCCTAGGATTCTTTTAGGATCACAAAAATAGGTCGGTAACGGCGTCTGAAGGGGGGTGGGGGGACAAATTGGTACCTACGGTATATATACACACACAAGGTTAATAACAAACACAAACAAAACACATTTGTAGCACAATGCTAGTCATTCCCTATTTTTTTATGTTAATATCAGATTTTATCTACGAGGTACCAGATGGAAGAAGATATGATGAATATGCAGGTACAACCTGTAATGCAACCAGAACAGATGATGATGCAAGGGACTCCTGCACCCCAAGGTTTACCAATGGAATTGCAACAAGAGATGGATCAGATAGCAGAACCTGACCAAGAAGAGGCTAAACAAGCCCTCATGCAAATTATACAAATTTTACAACAAATGGTATCCCAAGGTGCCTCAGAGCAAGAAATACAAGCTTTTCTAGATCAAGTAGGTATTACTATGGAAGAACTAGAGATGGCTAGGGAGATGTTTGGTATATGAGGAATATGCGAGATATGTTAGGTGAGTCTGGAAGAACCATGTCTAACATGGATAGAGATATGTTAGAAATGCTATCTAACAGAAATATACGAGACATTCTTGGAGAAAGTGGCAGAACTATATCCAATATGGATAGAACTATTGCAGCAGGAATGGGCTCACCAATGATGTCCGACAACGAGCCTAGATTCGAGACTAGATCATCAGAAAACCAAATGTTCTCAATTGAAAACGAGATTAATAATCTTATGAAGTCTTACAATATGCTGGTTGAAGCACAAGAGTTTGATAGAGCTCAAGAGGTTGCTAACATGATTGACCAGCTACAACAGCAAAAGATTGGTATTCAAGCTCAAAACGTACCACAAGAAGACGAAATTACTAGAATACTAGACTCTATATCCATATAGCCTGTCATGGCTGAAAGAAAAGAGATACTTTCAGACCTAAGCAGCAAGATAGCTGAGGGCAACATTCGTGAAGCCTACCGTACCTTTGAAGACTTACCTATCGTAGACCAAATAGCCGTTAGCATATCACCAGGCGTTGGTGATGCTCTTGCAGCTTATGAGGTAGGAGAGTTTGGTGCTAGGGCTAAAACCAACATAGCTGAAGGAGATTACCTTGGTGGAGCAGGAAATATTGGTCTTTCTGCTCTATCTGGCATAAGTTTAATACCATTATTTAGATTTCTTAGAGGTGCTAGAGGTGTAACGAAGTCTGCGTCAAAAACTGTAGACGCTCCCACAACCCCTGACAAACCCCTTACTGAGGAGCCGTTGCAGCTCGCACCACCTAAGAAAGTAGAACCTGAGCTTCCTGAAGTGCAACCCTTCCAACCAAAAGGTATAGATGAAACATCCTACAACATAGGTCAAATGCAAATAAAACTTGGATCTAAGGCTAGAAAGTGGGTCAATGGTTTACACCCACAATCTCCAGGCAAAAAAGTCCAAGAACTAGCCCCTGAAGAGTGGGTCAAGCGTTTACTAAACGCTGGCATACCCAAAGGAGAGCTTAGATTATTAAGAATCCTAGACGAAGCAAATGAAATCAATCCTAAGTTTTTAAATGAAACCGCAGGGCGTAAAACTGTATCCCGTGAATTTTTAGACGATTACATGGACAGATCCCAAAGAGATGCTATTCAAATGCGTGGAGTTCCTAAAGAAAACCTTGCATCACCAGATACTAGATTTGCTAACGAAGATCTACAACAAACACAGAATCAAGCTGTTTATTTTGTTAGAGGCTCAGGAGAATACAGAAGTAAACGTGATCATTACAGTGGACTAAAGTATCCTGACGGTGCTGAAGGAAACAAGGCTTATGTATTTGATGGTGTTGGTACTACCGATCCAAGAGGTAGATATACACTTGCTTACGGTTTTGATGATTCCTCAGAATACATAGACAAAGGTAAGGAGATAAAAAAAGCTTTTGATGAGCTAGATATTAAAGACGGTGATTACTTTGACAGTATCTTCAGAGTTCAATCAGACTTCCAAGGAGAAGTCGCTGATACTTATCTGCCTAAACAAGTGCGTGATTTTAACGACACTAAGAATGTTATTGGCAACATAGATGCACTACAGCTACGTAATATCAATAACGCACGTAATAGTTATGCACAAGAAATGAAAGTATTGCTTGGTGGTTCAAGCACGCAAGCAGGAGCTTTTGGAAGAAACCTTGACGCTAATTTCGTAGATGCTTTTGTCAAAGGCGATATGGACAAAGTTAAGAAGTTCTTAGGTGATGATCTTTTTAAAGTATTTACTGACACCGATTTAGCTAACAGAATACCAGGTAAGTACTTTACACCTGATGAAAAGCTTTACTCTATGTCACAAAAATTAGGTGATGATTACGGTAGAGCGTTTTCATTCACAGAGTTTGCAGATGATGCTTTTAGAAAATCTTTGCAGGGTAAAGGTAAAGCTGGGTATAGAGAGATGACTCCTGAAAATTTTTATTTCTTAAACTCACCCGGAACAGAACTTAATAAAATATATCCTGACAACGCAGAAACACGTGCAGTTCTTCAAGAAATACTTGACAGACGTATTGCTATAAACAAAATACAGAACAAAATACTAGGTAAATCACCTGCTTCAAGAGGTGGTTTCGTAGATCCAGCACAACAAAAAGTAATTCTTGGAAAGCTCAAGGACTACAACAAACAAGTAGATTTAGTAAACAAAGCTCTTGCTGATGGCGTTCCTGTAGACATAGATAAAATATCAGAGTCATTGAATGAAGATGTGTTGCGTTTTGGTATAGATAAGCTAGATATAACACCTAGAGATGTAGAGCGTATAACAGGCAGACCTTTCTCTGAATCTTTAGACAAAACTCCAGAAGAAATCTTTTACACCATGGAAGGCGGAAGACAAAAATACTTTGACGTACCAAATAATCCAGCAGACTTAGCTAAAGCTTACTTTGACGATATAGCAAGTCAAGGCGATACTATGCTGGAATTAGCTGACGGTGTTAAAGCTTTGAAGAAAGCTGTCAGTGTAAACGCTAAAGACTTTGGTATGAAGATAGATCCATACTTTGATGGCGGTAATTCTAAGTATATGAAGCTACCTGTAAGAGCAAGAGTCCTAGACGCTTATCGTAAAGGCAGACAAGGGGTGCATATAGGTAATAAACAAGCACAAACTGAGGGTAGTCCAGAGAGAATCGTACAACAATACACTAGCGGTGAGAAAGAAATACAAAAGATACTAGACGAACTTATACCAAACAGAGCTAATCAAAAGGGTATGATTTCTAAAGTAGAAGGTACAGACACCGAATACGATGGAACTTACCTTAAATTTACTGATGAATTAAAAGAAGCTATCAAAGATAAAGGTATTGATGCTTTCAAACTAGGTGGACCTGTAGAAATAGACAGGATGTTAGCTGAGTTATGAACCTAGCACACTTATCGGATCAGGAGATAAAAGAGACTCTGGTTCTCAAAGAACGCCTCCAAACCCTTGAAAAACAGTCAAAATGCCAAAAAAGTTTCCTAGAATACATCAATTATATGTGGCCAGAGTTCATTTGTGGTCGACATCACAAGATATTTGCAAAGAAGCTTGAAGACGTAGCAAACGGCAAAATTAACCGTTTAATCGTTAATATGCCTCCTAGACACACCAAATCTGAGTTCTGTTCGACCTATTTTCCTGCTTGGATCATGGGTAAACAACCGAATCGTAAAATTATGCAGACCACTCACACAGGCGAATTAGCCGTAAGGTTTGGTCGTAAGGTTAGAAACATGATGGATACCGACAGATATAAGCGTATCTTTAACGAAGTAGAACTCCAAGCTGATTCTAAATCTGCTGGTCGTTGGGAAACAAACAAAGGAGGCGAATATTTCGCTGCTGGTGTCGGTGGTGCTATTACAGGTCGTGGTGCGGATCTACTGATTATTGATGATCCACACTCAGAACAAGACGCTATGAGTCCTAGTGCTTTAGAATCTTGTTGGGAATGGTACACCTCTGGACCTAGACAGCGTTTGCAACCTGGTGGAGCCATTATTCTAGTGATGACACGCTGGTCTTCTATTGATCTAACAGCAAAACTGCTTGATGCACAAAAAGAAGATAACGCTGATCAATGGGACGTTGTAGAGTTTCCTGCTATCTTTCCTGAAACCAATAATGCTTTATGGCCTGAGTTCTGGGAACTATCTGAATTAGAGAAAGTCAAAGCCTCACTACCTGTACAGAAATGGAATGCACAGTGGATGCAGACCCCTACTTCTGAAGAAGGATCTATTATCAAACGTGAGTGGTGGAACATTTGGGACAGTGAATCTATGCCACCGGTAAGCTATATCATACAAAGCTACGATACTGCTTTTTCTAAAAAAGAAAACGCTGATTACTCGGCTATATCTACATGGGGTATTTTTAGACCAACCCCTGATTCACCTGATTGTATTATTTTGTTAGACGCACAAAAAGGCAGATGGGACTTTCCTGAACTCAAACGTATAGCCTATAACGAATATAAATATTGGGAACCAGACATGACACTGATTGAAGCCAAAGCTTCTGGTACACCACTTACTCACGAACTTAGAAGACTAGGTATACCTGTTGTTAATTACTCACCGACAAGAGGACACGATAAATCAACCAGGATGCACTCAGTTGCACCTATATTTGAATCTAACCTGGTTTATGCACCAGAACGTAAGTTTGCTGAGGAAATGATTGAAGAGTGTGCGTCTTTTCCTTTTGGTAAAAATGATGATTTATGTGATACTATGACTCAAGCCCTCATGAGATTTAGAGAGGGTGGCTTAGTTTCTCTGGATGATGATTATATGGACGAGGAGAAAGCACCAATTAGAAGGGTATATTACTAATGGCGATAGATAAAGAAATTAATCCAACAGTTCTCAACGAAGAAAATCAAGTGCCTTTAGGCGATGAGGGAATGGAAGTAGCATTAGCTGCGATTGAAGAAGCTGGTATGGAAGACTTTGTATTGCAAGATGATGGCAGTGCAATATTAGAAGCTGATATGCAAGAACCTATGGAAACAGGGTTCAACGAAAATTTAGCTGAAATAATGACCGATTCAGATCTCGGAAGAATAGCTAACGAGCTAGTAGACGGCATTGATAGAGACAAATCATCACGTGAGGATTGGGAAAGAACTTATACTGATGGTTTGAAATACTTGGGCATGAAGTTTGATGATGAAAGGTCTGAGCCTTTTGAAGGTGCATCTGGAGTTATTCATCCGTTATTAGGTGAAGCAGTCACAACCTTCCAAGCACAAGCATACAAAGAATTATTACCTTCTGGTGGACCCGTTAAAACACAAGTTATTGGTGCTTACGATACTGCGGTAGAAGAACAAGCACAAAGAGTCAAAGACTTCATGAACTATCAAATCGTTCATGTGATGGAAGAGTTTGATGAAGAGTTAGATCAGATGCTCTTTTACTTACCACTTGCAGGTTCTGCATTTAAGAAAGTTTACTACGATGAAACCTTAGGTAGAGCTGTATCTAAGTTTGTAGCACCTGAAGATTTAATCGTTCCTTACTACACCACCGATTTAGAGTCTTGTCCTAGAATTACTAACGTGGTTAAAATGCCAGAGAACGAAGTAAGAAAACTTCAAGCCATTGGTTTTTACCGCAAGATAGATATAGATACAGGTGAAGAACCTGATATGTATTCTGAAGCAAAAGAAGAAATCAACAAATTATCAGGTATGGAACCATCTTACGATGATGGCGAAGTATCTATTCTTTACGAAGTACACTGTAATTTAGATATTGATGGCTTTGAGGACACTGATGAAAACGGTGAACTAACGGGTGTAAAACTGCCATATATCGTAACCATTGATTCAGGATCTAACCAAATACTATCTATCCGTAGAAACTTCCAAGAGCAAGATCCTATGAAGAACAAGATTGAATACTTTGTTCACTTTAAGTTTTTACCAGGACTAGGATTTTATGGTTTTGGTTTAACGCACATGATAGGTGGTTTATCTAAAGCTTCTACATCAATACTAAGACAGCTTATTGACGCTGGTACCCTTGCTAATTTACCTGCTGGTTTCAAAACTAGAGGTATAAGAATTAGAGATGAAGACACACCGATTCAACCAGGTGAGTTCAGAGATGTTGATGCTCCTGGTGGATCTTTAAGAGATTCTATTCAACCTTTACCATTTAAAGAGCCAAGCGGAACTTTATTAAACCTATTAGGTATATTGGTAGACGGTGGTAAAAAGTTTGCATCTATTGCAGAAATTAATACAGGTCAAGGTAATCCTAATGCACCTGTAGGCACAACATTAGCTTTGTTAGAAAGATCCACTAAAGTTTTAAGTGCTATTCACAAAAGATTGCACAATTCACAGAAAAAAGAGTTTAAGTTACTTGCACAAGTGTTTAAGGAGTACCTTCCCCCAGAGTACCCTTATGCCGTAGCTGGTGGCAATGCTGCGATAAAATTATCCGATTTTGATGATAATATAGATATATTCCCTATATCCAACCCCGATATATTTAGTCAATCTCAACGCATTGCCATGGCACAAGAGATGATGGCATTAGTTCAATCTAATCCTGATGTTCATGGTCCTAACGGTATTTATGAGTCTTACAAAAGAATGTACTCAGCTATAGGTGTAGATAATATTGAAAAGATACTTACTCCACCGCCACCGACAGAACCAACCCCACTAGAAGCAGGTTTTGAAAATAACAAACTATTACTAGGTCAACAGGCTCAAGCCTTTGGCCAACAGAATCATGATGCACATATAACAACGCATATTGCTTTATTACAAACACCACCGGTGCAAATGAACGCACAGGTACAAGCTTTAATACATTCACATATCATGCAACATTTACAAATGAAAGCTGATAGTTTGGCTGAACAACAAATGCCACCTGAAGCTATGCAACAGTTCCAACAACTACAACAACAAGCTCAACAGGCAAATCCTGCTGAAGCACAACAGTTGGTGCAACAAGCAGGTGATATATTGGCACAGTTCTCTGCACCGATTATGGCAGAGCTTATTACCCAATACAGTCAGCAAGTAGCTGATCCTAGTGACGAAGATCCATTAGTTGCTATAAGAAAACAAGAACTTGCCCTCAAAGGTCAAGAGTTATCTATGGAACAACAACAGTTCTTACAAGAAGAAAAACGTAAGGCTATGGACGCACAAAGACGTATTGATGTTGATAGAGAAAGAATAGAAACTATGGAAGATATTGCTGATCTACGTGATGAAACTGCTAGAGCTAGGTTAGAACAGCAAGCACGTTTTAAAATGTTAGATATGCAAAATAAAAATTAAAACTTGCAAATTAAAAAATAAATACACATAATAAAACCCATGATTAAAAGAACAGAGATAAGTCAACAGAAAACACCCAAGGTTTTGAAAAACAAAAACAGCTACAGCAACAAAGGTAATGGATCTTTGAAAACTAAAGCTGGTACTTTTTCAGCTAATACTAAACCTCAGCCTGGTATGGGCAAAGGTAAAGCTAGAGGCATGGGTGCTGCCGAGTTCGGTGGCAAGTTTTCTGGAATCTATTAATGGATCCAGTTTGGCTGGCTAACAAGTTCCTAAAAGAACTCGAAGCTAGGAGAGAGGACACCAAAGATGCTATGTTAGCAGGGTGTAAAGACTTTTCTCAGTATGAATATCTGCGTGGGCGTTACAGTTCTCTAGCCGATGCAGAAAATATATTTAGAGAACTGCTAGGAAAAATACAACAAGATGAGCAAGATACAAGTCCCTGATCATGTTGCAAAGTCGATAGAGGCAGAGCAAAAAACAAAACAAAAAGAAGAAACTAAAACCGAAGAAACAGCAGAAAATGTTGCCTACGTCAAAGAAGAGGCACGGGTTTTAGATCCAACACTTTTAGAAAAATCATTTTTAGAACGTATGCCCCAACCTACAGGTTGGCGGATACTTATATTACCTTACAAAGGTAAAGCAGTTACTGAAGGAGGAATCCACTTAGTTCAATCAACCGTAGATAGAGAGTCTCTAGCTACAGTCGTTGGCTATGTAGTAAAAATGGGTCCTGATTGCTACAAGGATACAAGCAAGTTTGATCATCCTTGGTGTCAGGAAAAACAATGGGTATTGATAGGCAGATATGCTGGTGCTCGTTTCAAACTCGGTGATGAGTCTGAATGCAGAATCATTAACGATGATGAGGTGATAGCTACCATCCTAGATCCTGACGATATTCTTGCAGTATAAGGAGAAAAAATGGCTGAAGAAAATGCAAAGGTTGTAGAAGAAACAGAAGTAGAAGAAGGAGAGATTGTTGAAATAGAAACTGTTGAAGAAGCGAAAGCACAAACAAAGATACCTATGGAGTCTGACGATAAAGAAGCAGACCAGCAAATAGAAGATATATCTGATACACCAGAAGCAAAAAAAGAAGAAGAATTAGAAGATTATTCTAAAAGCGTACAAAAAAGAATTAATACGCTTACTAGAAAATTAAGAGAAGCTGAAAGAGGTCAGGAGTCTGCATACGAGTATGCTAAGAGAACTGCTGCCGAGAATGAACAGCTTAGAACAAGAAGTTCTAATCTTGATAGATCTTATTTAATGGAAGCTGAAAATAGGCTTAAATCACAAAAACAACAAGCTATGACTGCTTTAAAATCTGCTCATGAGAACCAAGATTATGACAAGGTTGCAAAAGCACAAGATGTTTTAGCTAAGATTGCTGTAGAAGAAAATAAGATTGTTTCTTCAAGAACAGCGATAGAACAACAACCCGTTCAACAATCAAAAAACATACAGCAAAACTATCAACAGCCTACACCACAATACCAGGCTCCACCTAAGCTAGATGAAAAACAAGAAGCGTGGGTAGAGAATAATAAATGGTTTGGTGAAGATGAAATTATGACGTTGGCTGCTTTTACCATAGATCAAAGACTTGTTGCAGAAGGATACGATCCTAAATCGGATGAGTATTACTCTGAAGTAGATAAAAGATTGCGACAAGAGTTTCCACACAAGTTTGAAGAGTCTTCTGCTAAATCGAAGCCTCAACAAAAGGTGGCTTCGGCAGGCAGAGTAGCAGGTAATACCGGCTCAAAAAGACAAGTTAAGTTGTCGCCAGCAGAAGTTCAAATGGCAAAAAGATTAAACGTACCCTTAACAGAGTACGCAAAATATGTTAAAAGGTAATAGTTATGACTGAAAAAGATAACAACGAAATAAACAGAACACCACGTTCTGCCGACACTCGAGCTACTAAAGAAGCTCGCAAACCATGGAGCCCGCCATCAATGTTGGACGCTCCTCCTGCCCCTGAAGGTTATACCTACAGGTGGATTAGAGCCGAAAATGTAGGTCAAGAAGACAGGAAAAATGTAACTGCAAGATTAAGCGAAGGTTTCGACCTAGTAAGATTAGAAGAGTTACCTGATAATTTCCAGGTCAAATTTGATTCTATACAAGAAGGCAAACATTCAGGAGTAGTAGCCCGTGGTGGTTTGCTTTTGGCAAAGATTCCTAATGAAACGCGTGAAGAGAGAAACTCCTACTATGCTGCACGTGCTCAAACTCAGCAAGATGCTGTGGATAATGATCTTCTTAGAGAGTCTGACCCTAACTCACCGATTTTAAAACCGGAGAGGTCAAGCAAAGTAACTTTTGGAGGTGGTCAACGTAGTTGATCATCAAAATTTTAATAACAAATATAAGGTGACTTATTATGGCTAACAAAAATGCCCCATTTGGAGCAAGAGTAGTAGGTAAATTAGGTTCTGGTGTCGCTAATGGCGGTACAACAGAATACAAAATTGCCTCTGGTGCTTCAGGGAATATTTTTTCTGGCGATTTAGTAAAAATGACCAACACAGGTACTATTTTAGTAGCTGCTGCTGGTGATGAAGCTTTAGGTGTGTTTAGAGGATGTCAATTCACTGATTCAAACGGTGATGTTGTATTCAAATCTTACTATCCTGATGGCACTGTATCGTCCGATATTGTTGCATTCGTAATAGATGACCCTGATGCTGTATTTGAAATTCAAAGTGCAGGTTCTCCAGCTCAAACTGATGTCGGTTTGAACGCAGATATCTCCTATACTTCTGGCTCTACCAAAACTGGTATGTCAGCTATGGAGCTATCTGGAACAACAGCAGCTACAACTGCTACGTTTAGAATCATGGGCTTTTCGAGTGACCCAGATAACAGTACAACAGGTTCAGCTAACGTGAATGTGATTGTTAAATTTAATGAGCATTTTTATGTCGATCCAACAGGAGTATAAATAATGGCAATTAACAGATCGCAATTAGCGAAAGAATTAGAGCCAGGTTTGAATGCTTTGTTCGGCATGGAATATGCTAGATACGAAGCTCAACATACAGAAATTTATGAAACAGAAACTTCTGATAGAGCGTTTGAAGAAGAAACTCTAATCGTAGGGTTTGGTAATGCGGAAGTAAAAGCTGAAGGTAGCGGTGTCAGATTTGATACAGCTAACGAAGGTTATACATCTCGTTACACCCACGAAACAGTGGCTTTAGCATTCGCTTTAACTGAAGAAGCAGTTGAAGATAATTTGTATGACAGGCTAGGAGCAAGATATACCAAAGCATTAGCAAGATCTATGGCTAACACCAAACAGATCAAAGCAGCAGCTGTTCTAAACAACGCGTTTAGTACAGCAGGTGGCGATGGCGTATCTTTAATTAACACTGCTCACCCTCTAGGGGGAGGCGGTACTTTAGCAAACAGAGCTACCACTATGGCGGATCTTAATGAAACTTCACTTGAAGACGCATTAATTAATAT